TACTGATACGCTTAATAATAATTTTTTCATAATGATAAGTTTTTGTAAAGTTAGTGATTTTAATTTAATATTAATAATTTATTTTGCTATCTACTAGAATACATCTATCGTTGTTGATATATTCGTTAATAATTTTGTTTACATAGCTTTCTTTTAAACTCATCTTTTCTGCTATCTGTCGTGCAGTATTTTCAAAGTTATGTAAAAAGAAGTCTATTATATTTACTTTGTCTTTTTTATGCCTTACAACTCTTAATTTTCGATAATTAATTATTTTATTAACTCTATCGTTTGTGTAAGGTTTGTTTAGTATTTTAAGTTTGTTTTCTCTATTCCAAATAGTCTGGTAAGATATACCTAGCTTTTTAGAAAGTTCCCATCTTGTAAAATCTTCGTACTTATTAATCGAACTCATCGCCTTTTATTCCTTTGAATTGAATAATTGTATTATGCTTAGAATATGCGATAAATATATCGCCATCAACATCACATTTGCCCATATATTTAACCGCTTTGTATCGCTTTGGTTCTGCTTCTGAATCTTCTAAACCAGTTTTTTTAAACTCATGAGTAAACACAGTTTCTTTTTTCGTTTCTTTTGCTTCTTGTGAGCAGTCTATAAATTTTGTCATAATATTATTAGTTTTTCGATTTCTTCAATGTATTTTCTTAATTGTTTATTTATTTTTAGGTTCGCTTCAATCGTTGCGTCGTGATATAAAACTACTTGATTCGATTTGTATCCTATTAGGCTCGCTATCTTTCTTGTTGATAGAGTTGTTTTTCTTCGCAATAGATAACATAAAATAGATTTTGGATAAACATACTCACGTAAACTACTTTTAACGCTTAAATCGATGTTAAAATACGTTTGTACTGTTTGTTTAATATTTTGTGGGTTCATTATAAATTAAATTGTTTAATTGCGTTTGGTGTTAGGGTTAGATTGTAATTTACTAAGTCTTCGATTGTGTTATAATCTGAGAAAAATATAAATTTATCTTTATCAAACCAACCAAATGCTTTATTAAGGTTATCATTAAACAACCAATTATAATCTTCTTTTCCTCTTACTTCAAAACCCTCAAACAAAACCTTTTCTTTTGCTTCTTTATATTCTTTAATCCATTGCTCATCATATCCGCCTACAAAAGTACCATCTTTAGCATATCCTCCTTGTAACTCGGGCTCAGGAATACTACAAAAAAACATTTCTAATTTTAAAGGTTGTTTTAAAAACTCGGCATATCCAATTATTTTACTTAATCTTCTTGAAGATTTTTCATTTGTATTTGGTTGCAATACAAAATCTATCATACTAATTAATTTCATAATTCTATTTTTTAAAAGTTTCGTTGTAGTATTGTTGTGCGCTTACATTAGGATTTTCAAAACCTGAATCATAGCAATCAAATATCTGTTGCTTTTCTTTTTCTAATTTGGACTTACATTTTTTAATTAAAAACTGTTTATCTATTAAAGAATTATTTTCTAAATAATCTATAATTTCCTGCATTGCCGTTAATTTTTTCATAATTTCTAAAGTTTATTTATTTCTGTTTTTACTTCTTGCCAATATTCTGACTCCTGTTCATATAATATTTTATAATCAAATTTACAATTGTTATATTGGTTTAATATTTCATCTACGCAAATTAATGCGCATTGTTTCACTTGTTCTTCTGACATGCATGAAGTAAAATCATATTTATAAATTAAATCAATTGCTTTTTCTTTCGGTGTCATAATTTCTAAAGTTTATATACTACAAAGTTAAAATCAAAGTTTGGCACACTTGCTGGATTACTATCAATAATTATATCAAAACTATTTAAACCAACTGCATTATACGAAAGGTGCCTTAATTTCCCGCATAGTAAAATTATATAATCATTATCGATTTGCGGAGTTATAAAAGTAACTCGGTATGTTGTAGCGTTTATTTTACTTGCTGTTGCTCCAAATCCTTTTAAAAGCGTTCCAGAGTTATCTACAACGCCCATACTTATCGATTTATAAGGTGCAGTTGCCAAAACTCCGTTAGCATCGCTTTCAGTTGTTCCGTTTATTAATGTTCTAACTCGTGTTATTCCGTTTACATCTAAAGTATTAGTGGGATTGGTTGTCGAAATTCCAACTTGCGCTAATGATAGGATTGGGAATAAAAGTAATAATAGTTTTTTCATGGTTATTTTTTATTTTGGTTATTATAATAAACTATTGTTATAATTATTGCACAATAAATTAATAATGTGTTTTGTAATAAATCGTTCATAATCTATATTTTTTAAGTTACCGCACTAATAGTTAAATTAGTGCGGATTGGTTAGTTATTTTTTAAATATTAAATATCCACTTTCTGAAACTTCTAAATCGATATTTAAAACTCGTTTCACTTTGTCGATGCAATTTTGTAACTCTGCTACATTTGCATAACCGTTGCTTTTAATTTCATTTACGATTAACTCGCATGATGTTTTTTCTATGTTCATACTACTTGCTTAAAAAAGTTAAATAAGATTTACACGCTTCATAACACGCTTGTATTTGTTTAAATTCTTCTGTGTTTCTTGGTGTTTCTATTACTTCGTCTGAATTAAAAAACAAATCCCATTCTTCAATAGTTTTTTCTTTGCATCCTATTTGTATTTTGTTGCCAACAATTGTAAAACTCCATTTGCAATGTATTGGAATGTAAGCTGTTTCTTTATTATCCGCTGAACTTAAATTCGCTAAACGTAAATTCGCTGAACTTAAATTCGCTGAATATAAATCCGCTGAACTTAAATTCGCTGAACTTAAATTCGCTGAATTTAAATTCGCTGAACTTAAATTCGCTGAACTTAAATTCGCTAAACTTAAATCCGCTGAACTTAAATTCGCTGAACTTAAATTCGCTAAACTTAAATTCGCTGAACTTAAATTCGCTGAACTTAAATTCGCTGAACTTAAATTCGCTAAACGTAAATTCGCTGAACGTAAATTCGCTGAACTTAAATTCGCTAAACTTAAATTCGCTGAACGTAAATCCGCAAATTCTAACGACACTTTTTGTTTAACTGCTTTTTCAACTGCGTCTTTAATAGTTGCATTTTCATTTTCGTAAGTAAATAATACTTTTCCAAAGATTGATTTGATTTCGATTTTAGTTTTCATAATATTTTTAAATAAAAAACGCCTTACAATGCTTCAGGTGTCCACTCCATCCACATTATAAGGCTAATATCGTATGTAGTTATGTTGTGGACATTTCAAACTACTCCAGCAAATGTATAAAATGTTTTTTTAATACGCAACTAAAAAATGTTTTATTTTAAAATAAAGTTTGTTGAGCAACGTGGTTTTTAATTATTTTAGTTTATTATCAATAAATAAATCACCGTAAAAATAAACCATACAAATAACGCTATAACAAAATCTTTTAGATTGTTTTTCATAGTATTTAATTTTTTATTCAAATAAATCCAATTGATTAACTGTTAGTTTTTCAAGTTCTTCTAAAACATCTTCTTTACTGTCTATTTGTTTTTGTATTATATTTCTCTCTCGTTTCAAATCTTTTAACTCTAGTCTAATTGATTTAATGCGTTCTATTAAGTCTTTCATTATTTAAACATTTTAATACTTGTTTTTTTAATCCCTACCGATGTTTCTTTTTTATCGTGAGAAACTAGTGTAAGCAATATAAAACTATGTTTATCGCTTATTGCTTCATAAATAACCTCTACAGATTCTTTTACGTAAAGATTTTCACTTCCTTTAATTGTTGTTTTCACCGTTGTTTTCATAGTGCTTTGTTTTAAATTAAAAAATCCCTTTTCAATACTCACACAATTCGCACTTGTGTTTTCTTAAAAAAGAATAAATTATTGAATTTTTGTCCGATAGTGCGAATATCGTTTGTTTGACTTATGCAAATATATAAAATTATTTCAATATTCAATCATATCTCTTTAAATTTAACAATGTTATCGTAATGATTTATTTCTATTGTGAACCCACCTCCACACACGTACTTGAATTTATATATCCAGTGAAACTTTTCTACTCCATTAACCCATATTGAATTAACGTGTAGGTTTTTAGTGGTGCTGTGTAATTTACATTGCTTACCGTTTATCTCTTGAATTTCAAAGTTTACAAGTAATGTGTTATTTTTACCTATTAGTTTGAATGGCGGGTTAGGGTCGGGTATGTTTGGTTTTATTTTTGCCATAATTAAAATACAAATTCTTTATCGTCTTTTTCATACGGCTCTCCAAACGCATCTTGTAAAGTCGATTTAGGTAATTCAAAAACTTCTTTATTAAAATCTTCCGGCTCATCAATTAAGCAAAACGTCGGAACGCTTGAACCTTTTTCGTAATATCTTCCGGATGGAATATGATAATCAAATTCTACACTTCCGCCTATTTCCCCTTGAAACTTCATTTTAGTTTTTAGATTCTCAAATACTGTCATTGGTTCGTTTTCTTCATCCCCAAAATATCTGTAAATACTAAATCCATCGTGGGTTTGATTTCTAAAATCTGAACTTCCGGAAACATCGTACAATGTAGGACTTGAATAAAGTCCGTTTTGTTGCTTTTGCATTTTGGTCGGGTGTGCTACTAAAAATATAATAACGTTATTCATTTGAGCAAACATCGTAAGTTTTGTTAAAACCTCGTTTATTTGGTCTAACTTATTACCTTTTCCGTTAAATGCTAATTTATTAAAAGCATCAATTACAAATATATCAATTCCGTAATTAAATAACTGCTCTTTGAATTTTTCAAATAACCAATCCCATGTTGGGAACTCTCCGTTTTCTGTTCCGGTTAAATATAATTTTTCTTCCGCCCATTCTTTATATCTATTAATTTCATCTTTTGTAACTCTAGGACAGCCTACATTTTCTTGAAAGAAATTCTTACCGTAAACCTTTTCAATAAACGTAGTATGGTGCAGTTCAAACGGGTGGTGTTCCGGACTAAAAAAAGACGCTTTCATTTTGTAGTCATTAATCAAATTCAAAACATACCATTCTGTAAAATTAGATTTTCCGTGTGATGGTATTCCGGTGCCAGTTATCAAATGCCCACGCATCGCTGAAAATATATTTTTCAAATTACCAAAGCATCTGTGTTTCGGATAAATTGTTTCTGGAAAACCATTATCGTACAAATCAAAAATATTATCAATAACATCAGAAACTTTAAATGTTCCAGATACCGGATACTTTTGTTTGTTGTTTATTGTTTTAGAAAGTACACCGGATTTTAAATCCTCGTTCGCATCTTTACCATCAAACAAAACTCTTTCGCATCTATAACGGCCTAAACGTTGTGCTATCTTTTCAGCTACATTATTTCCGCTTTCATCGTTATCAGTTGCGATATAAAACTTCTTAATATCTTTTATATACTTTTCAGAATTAATCCAGTAGTTGTCGTTATCGTTTGCCCCGTTAGGAATAGATATTACATTTTTTATTCCTGCTTCATAAAGTGCCATAACATCAAATTCGCCCTCAGTAATGTAACATTCGTTTTCTCCAATAATAGAATTTATATTGTAAAAAATCGGCTTACCGTTTTTACTTTGTGTGAACTTTTTATTTCCGGAACGATATTTTTTGTTTACTAATAAATCACCCTCGAAATAATTGAAAACAATATTATTTACTTCTTTAGCAAGTGCCGGCTGATAATATTTTTCTTCTGTTACGTTAAAATGATTTAATGTGTATTGTTGTATTTTACGCTCTTCACAATGCTTTACTAAACCATCTGAAAGGCTTGTGTAATTATTCCAATCTTGGACCGGTAAAGTATAATTTTCTCGTTCAACTGATTTTTCAATACTATCTTTAAAAAATAAAGCACTACAACCATCATTAAAACATTTACCTACTCCGGAGTTGAAATTTACATATAAACTTCTATCCGCTTTGTTTTTTCGTGTATCTGTACATGCCGGACATTTTAACTTTGCGGTTCCATTGGTTTTATTCGTTTGAATTAAATCCCAATTTTGTATATTAAAATTACTCATTATGAATATGTTTTTTTAGGTAGTCTTTGTGTTTCAGTTTGTTTAACTTCTTTAACCTCGTCATTCCATCTTTTATTATTTAAATATGTTTCCGGATATGGCTGGAATTGTTTTTCAGTAAACTGCTTCAAAAATAAAGGCAACGTATTAAATATTTTTTGTTTAACCTCATAGGTCAATGAATTATATTTCTTTTCGCATTTATCTTTAGCTCCTACTTTTTTATCGTACAAATCCCAAAAAAAACAAAAATCATAATTATTGGTTATTGGTTCTATTGTTAATAGGTTAATAGGTTTATCTATACTATCAATGCTTTCACTTTGCTTTTTACTTGCTTTCGCTATTGCTTTATCAAGTGCTTTGTCAAGTGCTTTGTCATTTTTTAATAGAGCAACTATATTGCTACTATATTGATTTTTTGACTTTTCAATCATTTTAATAAAACCCCAATCAACTAAATCGTTTAGAGTTTTTATATAAGTATTATATGATTTTATTCCGATAGCTTCTTTTGCCATTTCTGTTGGCAATCCAAATTTAGACCTCCAACCTAACCTATTACAATGCTCTATTGTAAAGAAATAAAGTGCTGAATGGTTTGGATTAATTTTTTCTGGATTTTCAAAACACCAATCAAACCAAGTTCTGGATAATTCGTAACTGTTCATTTTGTATAAATAAAAATAGCCCACAATTTCAAGCGGGCAGGCTTTACTTTTGTGAGCTTTTTTAATAAAATCTTCAATTTCTATCGAGCCTGCCCGAACAATAGATACGCAATATTACAACAATTAATTTTAACTTACAACTCTTTACGCAACTTTTTTACATTTTCCCTAATTTCTTTTATAAAATCTTCTACACTTTTATTTCTGTTTGATAAAAAATCCATTTTTAAATTGTGTGCATAATTATAAATAAAAATACTATTTTTTTATTAATTCTTTTGTTTTTTCTCTATAAAGTTTTGTAATTTCTTTTATATCTTCAATAGAGTAAAGTGCTGGTGTGTTTCTTGCTTGTTCTAAAGCCTCTAAACGTTCTAAACCTATTCTGTTAGGCAAACGTAGTCTATATTCGATTAAGTTGCCGTGTAGTTCTTTATTACACCTAATACAGGAGTTGTGAACATTATCTTCATTAAATCTTAAATTAGGGCTTGAACCTACCGAAAAGAAGTGGGATGCATTAATATCGTTATCTTTTAAGACTTTATCACACGAAATGCAATTAAGCCCTTTGTCACGTGTTCTAATATAAGTATTAAAAACCTTTTGAGCAATTTCAAGATAATTACCTTTAGTCATTAACTTTTCTTTTAATTCCTTTTTTTCTGCGTTCCATTTCTTATCAGCTTCTTTAGTTTTTTGTTTCTTTACATATTCGTAAGCACAAAAAGGCGAACAACAAATTTGAGTGTTTGCTTGTGGTGTAAATTTCTCTTTACAAACTAAACATTTTCTTTGATATACTTTATTATTCATAATTAAAAATATTGCGCAACCTCATCGTTTAAGGTGTCGTTATCAATTCCTAGCCATCTAACAATTACATCTTTTACATCTTCATAAATTTTACTAAACTCGGTTTCATCCATATTTGAAAAACTTATTGATTTAGCAATTTTGTAAACTTCTCCAGTAATTGCGTTTACTACTTCTTCATAGTGTCCGCTTGTAATAATTAAATCTCTCCTTAAATCTTCCATTAACCTATAATCGCTTTGATTTTCGTAGGCTATTTTTAATAAAGCGAAAAATTTGCGATGAAAACGCACATTCCTTTTTTTAGTGTATTTTATTTCGAAATAACCATCTTTAGGTAGTTTCTTAAAACTTTCTAAATCTTCATCAAAAGCTGGTTTTAAAAGTCCGTTAATTGTTTTTACTACTAATATCTCCATAATTCAAAGTTATAAAAAAACCCGTAAATTAATACGGGTTTTGGTTAGTATTAAAAAGGCAATGGGTTAGGTTCTTCAGATGGTGCAAAACCAGTTTGAGCATTTTCTTCTTGTTTCTGAATAGGGTGTTGTGCGCCATCTTCTTCAATTCGCCAACCATTTAAAGATACGTAATATTTACCATTGTATTCGTTTCCTCTAATATTTACAGAAACCTTTACATTTTGACCAACTTGGTAATTATCTAAAATAGAACATTTACCTTGCACAAAATCAATAGGGATTTTCTGCACATATTGTTCTTCTGTTTCAATTACTAATAATCTTTTTTTGAAAGATGCACTTACATTTTCCTCATCGTTTATAACGATTACTTTTCCATTTAATTCCATTGTTTATTATTATTTATTAAGTTAATGTATTCTAATTTAATTTTGATCACTTCTTCTAAACGTTCTTTAATTAATTCAATTGTTTTTTCACAACGTGGAACTTCAATAGTGTGGTAATATTCTGTACCATCGTGAATAAGGTAATTAAAGAAATACGCTTTTTCTCTATTGCTACATAACATTTGATGTTGCATCTGTGCGAAATATTTTTTATCAATTTCGTTAGTTGCTACCAATTCAAAGAAAGTAGTTGACTTCGGACATTTAATTTCAAGAACTGAATTATCACTAACTAATCCATCTGGAGAAGCTCCTGAATGTTCCCCGAATTTAAAGAAACTACAATTTTCTACTTCTAAGAATTCAAGTCCTTTAATTTCTTTAAACTTTTCAAAGGCTAAAGGTTCAGTTTCAATTCCTCTTTGCATATCGAATGAAACAAAATTTTCTTCCATTTCTCCAAACAATTCTTCAATAGCTTTTTCAATTGCGTAAGTTTTTCCAGTTTCCCCTAAACCTCTAACTCCTAAAATTTTAAAAATTTCACTTGCTGAAAATTTTCCGTATCGTTCTTTTTTCCAATCTTCTGAACGTTGCTCACTATTACTTTGCATATTCTAAATATTGTTTTTCCACTTCTGGAGTTAATGTATATTTTGATTTAATTTGTTCAATCGTAGCCTTTGCAGTTTTTGCGCTTTCAAAATTAGAGTTTGTAAAGATAGGCTTTTCTACTTTATCAGTAGGTTGTAAAGGCTTAATTCTTACTCCATCAGTAATTGCGCCCATCATTTTAACATTATGGTCCACATACATTTCAATACGCATTCCTTTCCAATTCTCAATAACGTGGCATTCCTTCCCGATTAAACCGTTTTTCTTTGCGAATCCAGCTAATATTTTATTGTTAGTAGAATTAAGTTTTAGAGGTTTAATATTCTCAACAAAGTAACAAAATATACCGTTCATTTTAGTACCAGAAACATCTACATTTTCTTCGTACTTTACTTCTTTAATTGTAAAGATTAGTTTTTTACCCTCAGTTTCAAGTGCATCTAAATCAGCACTTGCTAAATGTGTTGATTTTCTAAATTTTCTCCAGTCTGTTTGTGTTTCCATAATTAATTTATTTAGTTTGACTTAATATTTTGTACCCTTCTACTTTCAACTCCATCACACGCTTATCGTATTTCAATTGTAGTTCAATCATCTCTAAAAACTCTTTTTGCTTGTTCTCAGGGGTGTAAGTTTTCACCCAGTTGTAAGAGTTAGAAAAACCATCTTTCAAGGCACACGCTTTTAAAAACGCCCCTTTCTCTTGTATTAGCGAATAACGCTCTTTTATTTTATCTTGTAGGTTCATAGGTTATATTT